AGAATGGAAACCACCATCACTCCTACCAGAAATCAAACAAGAACCTGGATGGGCGTATCGATGGGTTAGGGTGTCATTAGCTAACGAAGCGGACAATCTAAATGTGTCCTCGCGGATGCGTGAAGGCTGGGAACCTGTGAAACATTCAGATCACCCAGAAGTAAATTTACCAGTAAATCCAAACTCATCGTTCGGAGACTCGATCGAAATAGGGGGTTTACTACTTTGTAAAATGCCACAAGAAATGGTTGACCAAAGAAATGAATACTATAGGGATAAGGCGAAAGCTCAAGAACAAGCTGTGGATAACAACTTGATGAGACAAAATGACCCTCGTATGCCTTTGTTTTCAGATAAAAAATCAACTGCTTCTTTTGGAAAAGGTAACAAATAATTCTTTAATTAGGAGATAACATCATGGCAACAACAGCCGCACCTTACGGACTAAGAGCCGTAAATCATATAGGTGGTACCCCATATGCGGGTTCTACACGCCTATTATCAATTGCGTCTGGTTATGGAACTAATATCTTCAACGGAAATGTCGTTTCTATTGTAGCAGCAGGTACAGTTGAGTTGGTGACCACTATTGGTTCAGCAGCTTCACCGTTCCCGGCAGGTACAGTCGGCATATTCGTTGGATGCTCATACACAGACCCAAATACAAAACAAAAATTGTTTGCTCAATATTGGCCATCAGGTACAGTAGCTTCTGACGCTGTAGCTTATGTGATCGATGATCCAGATGTTGTGTTTAAAGCACAAGCTGATGGTACTATCGCTCAAGCAGGCCTAGGCGCAAACGCACCTTTGGCAAATGTACAGTCTACTTCGACTGGTTCTACTGTAAACGGTAATTCTAACGTTGCATTAGATGCTACAGTGGTTCAAACTGCAGCTGCATTCCGTATTGTTGATTTCGTAGATGATCCTGATAATCAGGTAGGCGATGCTTACACTGAAGTATTAGTAAAATTTAACGGTACTCAACATTCATATAACAACTCTACTGGTATTTAAGGAGAATAAATCATGGCAATTTCAAGAGCTCAGTTATTAAAAGAGTTGCTTCCTGGCCTTAATGCTTTATTCGGAATGGAATATCAGCGTTATGGCGAAGAGCACAAAGAAATCTACGAATCTGAAACATCAGAACGTAGCTTTGAAGAAGAAACAAAACTATCCGGTTTCGGTAATGCACCTGTTAAAGGCGAAGGTTCTGCCATCGCTTATGACAATGCACAAGAAGCTTGGACAGCTAGATACAACCACGAAACCATTGCTTTAGGTTTCTCACTAACAGAAGAAGCTGTTGAAGATAACCTCTACGACACTTTATCTGCTCGTTACACTAAAGCATTAGCACGTTCAATGGCTAACACTAAACAAGTGAAAGCTGCTAACGTTCTTAACAACGGTTTTAGTGGTAGTTATGCAGGTGGTGATGGCAAAGCTTTATTTGCTACAGATCACCCTCTAGTAAATGGTGGTACTAACAGTAATACACAGGCAGTTGCTGCCGACTTAAACGAAACTTCATTAGAAAATGCTGTGATTCAAATCGCAGGATGGACAGATGAAAGAGGTTTATTAATTGCTGCTAAACCACGTAAATTAGTAATCCCACCAAACTTGCAATTCGTTGCAACTCGTTTATTAGATACTGAACAACGTGTCGGTACTGCTGATAACGACATCAACGCGATCAAGTCAAATGGTGCGATTCCAGAAGGCTATGCTATCAATCATTTCTTGACTGATACAGATGGATACTTCTTAACAACCGATGTACCTAATGGTATGAAACATTTTGTTCGTACTCCATTAACTACATCAATGGACGGCGACTTCGATACAGGTAACGTACGTTACAAAGCTCGTGAGCGTTATTCATTTGGTTGGTCAGATCCCCTCGGCATGTGGGGCTCTCAAGGTGCTGCTTAATTTGTAAGCGCACTCCTCCTGAAAAACCCAGCTCCCTCTCGGCTGGGTTTTTCTTTACCTAAAACTCATACATTTCATTAGATACTTATGTATTTCTCTTTGGTATTATTCACTTATCAGCAATGCTGAAATATAACTTATAAGGAGATACACCATGTGGACAAAACCAGCAGCTACTGAAATGCGTTTCGGTTTCGAAGTAACAATGTACGTAATGAACAAGTAATTATTATTGTATTAAATTAAGGGGCTGCGGCCCCTTTTTTGTTGTGTAATCTATGCAAACCGTGTATCATTTTAATTATCTGGGAACATCCAGCTTATCAGACTGCCCCAGCAGACGCATACACGACGGATAAGCGTATAACTTTGTATGGAGAAATTCAAATGGCAACAACAACCTTTTCAGGCCCAGTTGTATCAGACAACGGCTTTTCAGGAACAACACTCACAACTACCGGCGCAGTTACTATTAATGGCACAACAGTAGTTGTATCTAGTCTACCAACATCAGACCCAACTAACGCTGGACAATTATGGAATAACGCAGGCGTATTAAACGTTTCAGCGGGTTAATAGGAGAATAATATGCAACAGACCGATGTAAAAGCGGCAACGCAAACGGCAGGCACAGGCACTCCAATTAATCATCGAGCTCGAGTTAAAAGTCTTCATTATCGTTCAACTGGCACTGGAGGCACTATTGTTTTAAAAGATGGTGGTTCTGGCGGCGCAACTAAGTTAACTATAAATACTCCAGCTGTAGTAAGCAGTAATGATGTATTTATTCCAGGTGAAGGAATATTGTTTGATACTGATGTCTATTGTGCATTAACTAATGCGGACGCAGTCACGATATTCTACGGATAAAATGTTTAAATGGGCAAAGAACCTGAACCAGAAACTCCACATCCTAAACAGCCAGAGGAAGTACAAGGCGAGGATAAAGTATCTGGAAAAGATGAAAATCAAAGAAGGTTTGAAGCATTCGGAGACTGTGTCTAATGGTAGCGAAGAAAAAAGGAATGGGGATTAAAACTTCTGTAAAGTCGGGTAACTTTCGCCCGACTAAGCAGGGTGCAGGTATGACAAAGAAAGGCGTTAAAGCCTATCGCAAAGCTAATCCCGGTTCTAAATTAAAAACGGCTGTCACAGGAAAAGTCAAACCTGGTTCTAAAGATGCAAAACGGCGTAAGTCATTTTGTGCACGTTCTGCAGGACAAATGAAAGACTTTCCAAAAGCGGCTAAAGATCCTAACTCAAGATTACGTCAAGCGCGTAGAAGGTGGAAATGTTAAAATGGAAAAAGTGCAAGAAGCTGTAGCAGTTCATTCAGCGGAGATAGATCATATGAAACGTGATATAGATCACATTATGGTAAAAGTTGATAAGATGGATACCAAAATAGATAATATTGAAAAAGTGCTGTCTGAGCTTAGTGGCGGTAAGAAAGTCGCTATGTATATGTTCAGCGGATTTGCTGCTGCTATAGCATTTATAGCTGGGTACTGGATGAAATAATGCCACCAAAAAGTAAAAAGCAAAAAAAGTTTATGCAAGCCGTGGCTAATAATCCTAAGTTTGCTAAGAAAGTTGGGGTGCCTACTAAAGTAGGTAAAGAATTTAGTAAAACTAAAAAAATTAAAAAGGCAAGGAGAACATAATGTCTAATTGTATGAAGTATGGTGGGAAAATTAAGAAGATGGATAAAGGGGGTAAAGTAGATAAAAAGAAAGTACCAACCACTAAAAATACTATGGGCGAAGGTAGAATTGAAATAGACTTTCTTGACAAGTTCATGAAAAGGGGTAAGTACAAAGATAAGGAAATTAATTCTGCAAACGATTATGTTAAAGAAGACCTTAAGAAAAAGAAGATGAAAAAAGGTGGTGCAGTTAAAAAGGGTTACCATAAAATGCCAGACGGCACGGTTATGAAAGATTCAGCTCATAAAATGAAGCATGGCGGTATGGTAGGTAAATGTAAACGGGACGGCATTGCTGTCCGTGGTAAAACTAAAGCGGGGAGATAATTATGGCAGCAGGAGCAGTTCTTAGACAAATCAGACGTCTACAAAAATTAATGGATAAAGATCCTAAAAAGATTGTCGGCGGTAAACGTGCTGGTAAGAAAAGGCTACAAGAATTAGAAGAAATGAGAAACCCACCAAAAGAAGGCAAAAAAGTAGACAAACCAGTAAGAAACACAAGAAAAAAACGAAGAGAAGACTACGAAGTAGACATGGATTATCTGTCAACACAACCGGCGCGCAAACCTTTTGCTGATGATATTACTGATCCAAGATTAACTTACGAAGACCGAGTGAAGTTATTAGGCGGTAAATACAAAAAAGGCGGCTCAGTTAAAAAGATGAAACACGGCGGTTCAGTAAAATCACACCGCGGTGACGGTATTTGCAAAAAAGGTAAAACTAAAGGAAGGATGGTGTAATTATGGGAATGTCAATATTAAGATCCGCCAAAAAAGCAGTAACTAAAGCCGCAAAAAAAAGTAAAGCCGAAAAAGATAGAAGTAAAGAACTAAAAAAGGAATTAGAAGAAAAGAAAAAAAAATTTTTTAATTTAAGCTTTAAGAAAGCTATCAAAAAGTATGAATCAAAATTTAAACACGGCGGTTCAGTAAAATCACATCGAGGTGATGGTATTTGTAAAAAAGGCAAAACTAAAGGACGTATGGTATGATGAGATGCCGAGGCATGGGTAAAATTAAAAAAGTTGCTAAAAAATTAGCAAAAGCATCTAAGGCTCATGCTAAACAAGCTAAAACTCTTGAATCTATCAAAATGAAAAAAGGTGGCTCAGTTAAAGACGCTTGTTACAAAA